ACCAATGTAACAATAGATGGAGTGAATTCAACATGGACAGGAGTGGGATCAAAACCAAGCTTCACACAGACAGTACCAGGTCAAGCGTTCCAGTTTACGGAAACTTACAATGGACCAGGGCTACAAAATCATACGATTATAGAAAGAGTAACAGAGGTTACAAGCATAACCGACACAACAAGTATCTTCTCACAATAAAAGCATTATGTCTATCTGCCCTAGCTGTAAGTGTAACTGCCCCTGTAAATGCAGAAACTGTGGGGGGTGTAAGTGCAACGGCATCCCCAATAGCAAATAGTTCAGGCTCGGTTACGAACCAAGCTATTCAGGTTTTACAAGGACCATACATCACTAACACATATGGTGGTGGGATTCAGTGTCAGGGTCCCACTCGTAACTTCACACCGTATGTGACAGGAAGTGCGTCTGCTTCTAAACCATATCAAGATTATTATAACGATCCAGTATATGATATAGGTGATAACTTTGGTGCCTTTGATGAGAACGGAAATGATATTGGGGATGGCATCATTGATAATCCTGGCGACATCCTCTTCCATAAAAAAACTAGAACTGGACAGAAAGATAACTACAGTTTAGGTGTAGGTTTCTCTATGACCTGGAGTACACCTACTGATAAGAAACTGCAGGATCTATGTAAAGAAGCAGCTGCTTCTAACATTGCAATGATGCAACAAATAACTGCCAATAAAAGATTGGATTTTGAGATAGCTCGTTTGAAAAATTGTGGAACTTTAATGCAGCAAGGAATTTCTTTTCATCCTAGAAGTCCTTACTATAAAGTGTGTGCCGATGTCGTAGTACAAAATGTAACTACTGTCAAGCAACATCGTCACTCTATTTCTTCTTCTTCTGACTCTTCGCCGCAACAGACCGAAGCTTTGCAATCGCTTCATTCCGAAGACGCTGCTCTCCTCGGCGCTCCGTTACAGACTCGACCTTTGGTTTCTTACCCCGAATAGCAGCAACCTTCTTCAGAACTTTCTTCACTGTAGGTTTGATTACCTTCAGAAGAATGTCAGCGAATGGTTTAGCAAGCAGTGCAGATGTAGTAGCAACTACAGCAATACCCCCAGTGGTGATAACAACACCAGTTGGGGGTAATCCATTTATTACTTGTGTAATGATAGGTACATCACCTACCTCTCGGATACATTGGTCTCCAACCAACTTGTATCCTAATACTTCTTTGCGTCCACTATCAAACAGGAACCCCACGGGTTCTTTATCTAACTGTTCTTGAGTAGGACATTGAATGTCTGCTGTTGCTGCTGGTGCCTTTGGTGCTGCTGGTGTATCTGTTTTTGTATCTGTAGGTGGATTAGTTTTTGATCCTTTGTACGCAGGTACAGGAGATTCATTTGTAAACTTCAGCTGACCTTTATCATAATCGATAGGATTAAATGATGGTGTACCTGCATCACAAAATACTTTGACACCTTTTGGATCTAATTCATTGATGTCAAAGTTATTATTTTCATTTTGTTCGTGTGCTTCTACACACCCAGGCATGTCCACGATAGGGACCCCAATCATATTAGTGACTGGGTAGATTGGAGGGACACTAGGAGTTCGTACCTCGGGAGCAGTCCATATATTAATTGGACCGATATCAAGTTCACGAATATTAATTCCCTCTGTACTAATGTCTGGGATATCCATATTAGAATGGCAGTGCAGCACCTGTGGTAGAAGGCACAGAAGGTATCTCTGGCATAGCAGCATCTACCATTCCTGGTAGTGCTTCTGTGATTGCTTCGGTGATAGCAGCAGTTGCTTTCTCCCTAGCACCTTCAATCAATGTATCCTTTTGAACGTAAAGATAAGCACCACCCCCGAGAACAGATAGAGAAACTAGACCTGACAATAATGCGACACCGTTAATAATCTTTTGCATCTTTTTTCTCCTTTGGAGGTTCTTCTTTTGAATCGTCTTTCTTTTTAGACGCAACGACACCGAACGTCGCAAGCGTCCCCGTGAAGACGCTGGCAATAAAAGTCGGATCGATGTTTTTTTGAGGAATACCAGGAACAGTTACATAATTAAGAGTCAGAATTGCTGCTGACCATCCAAGAATAATAACTCGGACGAGAGTTGATACACCCTCATCCGCCCACTCAAATTTGTTTTCCTTTTTGGCTCCCTCTTTTTTCTGTGGTGTTGAATCCATAGTTTTTTCTTGACGGCGAAAAAGCATCGTCGAGTAAAGAGTTAGGCAAAACTATTTATTTGATGTAACCTTCTTTCTCTAGGTATTCTCTAGTCAAGGGTGTTGGTTCATAAACTTCCCACATATTACCACCAGCACAAGCAGCAAGAGCATTCATTGTCATGTTCTCTGTTCTACCTGCCCACTGTGCTTCTGCTTCCCAAGGTACAGCAGAATCAGGATAGGTACGTTCTGCTAACACACGCCAGATCATAGGAACGTCATCCTCTGGCTTGATGATAGCAATCAGACTGTTGTCAATCGTTCCTGCCATACAATCCTGTGCTGCATGCCATCCTTCATGACGCATCACCATCATCAGGATGTTAGGTTCGCCCATGTGATCCTTATTGAGGAAGAAGTTATTGGAGACCGTGTGATAGACACCACGGTGACCTTTAGGAAAATACTTACTATCAGCAAGGAATACATTCACTCCAACTTGATTGAGTGAATGCAACATATTATGAAACTCACCAGTGACACCAGTGAATTCTTCAGTGTTATCATACTTCGATGAGATGTCAAGCATGGAGTTTACTTTCACTACATCATCGGTGCATTCACCTAGCAGCATACATCCCATAGAGTGCATGGTATTGTAGTCAGTTTCTTTAATCGGTTCTGCTTGTGCAGGAATAACAATCGCAGCTGCAGCAAGTGCAGCAAATAATGTTTTGATCATGAAGTGATTACTTATTTGTCCTCATTGTACCAGAAATCTTCCCAGTCGTCAAGACTAGCTTCATATATTCTTGGGTTTTCAGTCTGTTCAGCATCTGTATTCATTGACCGCATCCAAAACTTGATTCAAAAAATGGTGAGCACCATCATGCCATTGACCTGTCTTATCTTTATGAGCGTCAGAATATAAATCTGTTTTCATTTTATAAACTTTATTCAGGATATCGTTCTTGGTCATTTGTGATCGCGGCATAATGTAATCCTGTATTCTATTATTTATTAAAGAGTCCGATGAAGTATTCTGCATCAACAACCACTAAAGGTTTCTTCCTATTCTTTTTCATGACTACGATAGGTTCATAGTCACCACAGTTTGATGCTGCCTGTTCATATGCATCCCAGACATTGAGTCGTTCAACGTTCTTACATTCTATCGAGTGTGGAAACTTTTGTCTAGCAGCTCGTGCCATTATCAGGTCTTCACCACCTGCACCCATAGACCGAGACTCGACATCCTCTGGATGTACATCGAGCATCTCGATCAACATTTGTCTTACCCACTTTTGTAAGTTACGACCCTTTGCTTTAGCACTCTGTGTTTTCATCGGTCCCACGGATCAGGTATCTGTATCTGTACTTCATTGCTCCTAGTCTCCACGCTTGTGCTAGGTTGCTCGGTCCTCTCGACAGAAGGTCTCTCTCCTCCTGATTGGGTAGGTTTGTTGCGAGCAATTTCTCTCTCCATTCTAATGCCATGTAACCACCTATAAAATATATTCATTGTGCGGTATTCTCCCAGAAACCTGGGATGTTTTCACCACGTAGAAACTTACCCCAGTTGACAGTATTATAATCAATACTATTATCCCAACAGAACTTTTGCATTACCTGCATCAGCTCTTCTTCATTCATCCTAGTCCACCAATAGATCGTATACTGATCGTTACGATCAACTTGTTTCATTACCTCTAGATATTTTTGGACTGCCCTAGGTTGATTAGGGTCTGCCTTCATAGGCACAGGTAATGGGGTATCAGGATTCATAATCTTATAAGCGTGTTGTCATCATCTGTAAAGATCTTATCCAATCGAGTAAGATCAAAAGCAATAGTAATACGAGGAGTATCTTGTTGATTAACTGTAGTGTAGTGAGGTAAGTAATTAGGAAATAGTGTCAGTTTACCTGGCACATTTTCTGCCTCATGATTTCTACCAATGTCATCATAAGGATGATTGTAAATGGTCTTGGTATCTACAGCAGCAACAGTTAGATGTCCCCCCAAGTATGTATATGGGTGAACAGAGTGCCAATGTGTTTTGATCCTTTCACCTTTCCTCAATACATTAGCCCAACATCTAATTTGTACTTTAGGTACAGAAGAAAGTATGCCAAAAATACTCTGATAGTATTGCCCATGAAATTTTTTAATCTCTTTATGCAACTGATCGGTAGCAGGAAACCCCCAGGTCAAGACATTAAAATGCCTGAACCTAGAGGTAAGACTATTGGGACCTAGACCAGTGTTCCCATCACTACTAGCAGGGAATTGGTCTTTGATCTCTTGTTCTTTCTGTAGAATAATTTTAGTTAGTTCACCGCAGTCAATATCAATTTGCTTTTCACCAATAGTATAGTCCCAAGTGGGAGCAAAAGGAGACTGGGGCGGATCACTCTTATGGTGAACCGCACACCACTCATTTGTCATAGTTTAAATCCAGAGAATGTTTTTTCACCAACGTCTTGTTTGATACCACCAATGACATAGGACTCAACCTCTGTCTCTTGTGGTGCCACCTGCATGGACTTGGAGTTCAACCAATGCTCTGTCCATGGTAGTGGATTGTTAGAGATAGGTTGATCAAATACAGGCTTCATGTTAATAGATTTCATGCGACGGTTAGCAACCCACTCAACATAGTTCTTGAGTAGTTTGTCATTCAAACCGATCATGCTGCCATCTTTAAACAGATACTCTGCCCAGTTCTTCTCTTCCTCTACACAGTCACGGAACATCTGAATAACATTTTGTTCTTCTTCCTCCATGATACTCATCATTTCAGGGTCATCACCCTTCTGCCAGTTCTTAATCATGTTCATAGTGATAGTCATATGTTGTGACTCATCACGAGCAATCAAACCAATGATCTTTGCATTGCCTTCCATCATCTTGAGTTCACCAAAAGCAAACGAACAAGCGAAAGAAACATAGAAACGAATACCTTCTAGGATATAAACGTTCATGACTGCACGATACAGTTGACGTTTCAGATCATGTAGCGTCCACTGTGAGGTAGGAGAATCTTTGAAGTCTTCTTTCCACAGGTTACCTTGACCATACTCCTGTGCTGCATTAATGAATGCATCATATGCCCTGGTTACACTTTGAGCACGTTCAATAATCTTCTCATCATCGATGATAGTATCAAGAACTTCTGTAGGATCTGGGTATACATTCTTAATGATGTATGTGTAGGACCGACTGTGGATCATCTCCATAGTCTGCCAGATATTCATTGCAGCCTCAAGCTCGGGTAGTGAGCAGTAAGGACTAAAAGCCATCCCAGGACCCCTGCCTTGTACAGAATCCAGGAGGATTTGGTACTTAAGGTTACTAGTGAAGATGTGTTTCTGTTCTGGACGAAGTGTCTGATAGTCGGCACGATCTTTCTGTAGTGAGATCTCTTCTGGTCTCCAGAAATAACCCAGTTGTTGCTGTGTAAGTTTCTCAAAGACAGGATACTTGTATTGATCATAACGTTGCACTCCCAAAGGAGCACCAAAGAACATAGGTTGTTTCATAGCATTCACTTTATTAGTATTAAAGACAGTCATGCCTTCAACAGATTTCTTTGGTGTTTCATCGCTTACTCTAAATTTTGCAACTGTCACAGTCTTCTTCCTCGGTTTGGGTTTCTAGAATTTGAGTTAATAGGTCTTCGATGCTTTGCTTTTTGTCGTCTTCTTCTGGATCTTCTTTTGCATCATAAGTGTTTTGATAATAAGAAGTCTTCCAACCGTACTTGTATGTAGTTAAGAAATCTTGTGCCATAACAGACACAGGGATCTCATTATCAGGATAGTTCAGTGGATTGTAACTCCAGTTACCAGAGATTGCCTGGTCGAAGAACTTCTGCATCACAGCAACAATATTAATATAGCCAGCGTTGCTAGGCATATCCCACAGAAGGGTATAATTGTTTTTAAGAGTCTGGTATTGCGGGACAATCTGTTTAAGTGGTCCCTTCTTGCTCTTCTTAACGGACAAATACCCTCTAGGTGGTTCGATTCCATTTGTTGCGTTTGACACAACGGAACTACTCTCGCTTGGCATTTGAGCGGACAACGTGCTATGTCGTAGTCCGAATTCCTGGATTGCCTGCCGTAGAGTTCCCCAATCAAGCGATAGGTCATTTGGTACTAGTTCGTCAACGTCCTTTTTATATGTATCAATCGGAAGAATACCCTGTGAATATTTTGTGCGATTAAAGTATCCACAAGCACCTTTCTCTTTAGCAATCTGATTGGATGACTTAAGCAAGTAGTATTGAAATGCTTCAGTCAACTCATGAACCAGCTTCAACGCACCACTATCACCATAGTGCTCACCCTGCTTCGCCAGGAAATGTGCTAGACCGATGTATCCGACACCAAGTGACCTACGATTAATTGTGGACTCTCTCGCCGCCTTTACGGGGTACTCCTGATAGTCGATGAGTTCTTCTAGACCACGAACAGCAAGGTCACATAGATCCTCAAGGTCATCAAGGTTCTTTAGTTTACCCACGTTGATAGCAGATAGAATACACAAAGCAATCTCACCCGACCCATCAATGTGTTGAATAGGATCTGTGGGAAGAGTAATCTCTTGACATAGGTTACTCATGTTCACCTTATCCAGGAAGGATGAATGTGAATTGCAGTGGTCGATGTTCATCAGATACATGCGACCAGTCTCTGCACGATTCTTCAGGAGATTTAGAATTAAATCTTGCGCCCCGACAGTCGTTCTTGGAACAGACTGATCTGATTCATAGTCCACATAGCAAGCGTCAAATGCATCAGTACCAAAAGCGTCATAGAGACCTGGTACGTCATGCGGTGAGAATAAGCTAATCTCTCCATTCGCAATGAAACGTTCGTAGAAAATTTTTGAAATTTGGATTGAGTAGTCAAGTTTCCTCACTCGATTGTCTTCTGATCCTTTATTGTTCTTAAGAACAATAATATCTTCTATCTCTTGGTGCCAGATTGGGAAGTGGACTGTCGCGCTTCCACCTCGGATGCCATTTTGAGTGCAACATCTGACAGTTGCTTCAAACTTTTTAAGGAATGGGATAACACCCGTGTGTGCAACTTCTCCACCTCGGATCTTACTGTTGACTCCACGGATTCTGCCTGCGTTGATACCGATTCCTGCACGTTGAGCAACGTAGCGGCCAATCGCCATGTCACTAGAAAAGATACTATCGAGGGTGTCATCGCTATCAACAAGAACACAGCTAGCAAATTGTCGAAGTGGAGTTCGCACCCCTGCCATGATAGGTGTGGGTATGTTGATTTTGTGTTTGGAGATCGCGTCGTAGTATCTCTTGACATAATCGAGTCTGGTAGCCAGTGGGTATTCAGCAAAGAGAGTTAATGCAATAAGCATATACATGTACTGTGGAGTCTCGTAGACTTCTCCAGCACTTCTATCTTGTACTAGGTATTTATCCGTAACCTGACGTAGACCAGCATAAGTGAATAGATAATCGCGTCCATGATCAATCCAAGAATTAATCTTTACCCAGTCTTCGTCACTATACTTGTCTAGAATTTCTTCATCATAGACCTTATTGATCGTAGCATTATATGCAGTCACGTCAAACACTGAAGGCATGCCTTCCTTCCAGATGTTCTTATGGAACGCCTCCTTGCGTAGGCAGGACAGGAGCAGGCGAGCAGCAACAAATTGATAGTTGGGATGGTCCAGGTCAATTAGATCGCTTGCAGAGCGAATCAGGATCTCCTGGATCTGTATTGTAGTGATGCCATCAAAGAATTGAATACCAGAATTCATCTCCACCTGGCTAGAGGAGACACCACCGAGACCTTGGCATGCCTCTTCAACCATCTTATGAATTTTTTCTAGGTCGAGAACCTCAACCGTTCCATCTCTCTTTTCTACATTGATGCTCATACTTTCTTCCATGTGTTCAGTTTAAGTTTAGCTTCCAGTCCACGGTAGGTGTTTGATTCTACCATATGTTGCACGTCATGTCCAGCAAGGTACATGTCGTTTATATCCTTTTGTGTAATTGATGATGGCCAGATAACTACGGAGTTGCCACTATCGATTGTTTTACTGACTCGATTGACGATCTCTCTATTTCTCGGTTCGTTATCGTATACGTAGCAGCAATCGCTAGCAGTCCCATCAGGCACATGAACGTCACTTCCACACATAGCAATCGCATTGCGAATGAACGTGCTGTCAAAGGGACCTTCAGTGATGTATACTCTTTCATTAGCATTTATTTTATCAAGACCAAATATTTTAGGTTGCGATTCGTCTAGTATGATAGTAATGTATCGCAACTTGGTTCTAGGTGAGAGTGATCTACCTTGATAACCAAACATTACTTTATCTGCTGTGTATAGTGGCAGAATAATACGTGGACCATCGCCTCTCATGTCATCGAATGTAGGCGTTTGTGTGTTGGTCCACTCTTTAAATTTAGGACAGTACAGGAAATAATCCAGATCTTTAATTTTGCGTTGCTCTAGATATTGACGTGCGGGGTGAGAGTTATTTAGCTCCGAAATCTTCTGTAAATTGAGAGATGATTTGAATACTGGTTTTTTAAAATCAAACTTTGGATCGGGCGTCTGTGTGCCCTTGCCAGTGAGACCATCACGGTATCTCTCCATGATATATTCATTATAAAGACCAGGGTTTTGATCCTTCAAAAAATTAGTGAAGGTTCTACCAACACCACAGTTGTGGCATTTATAAACATAGTCAGTCTTTACACGAAAAATATACCCACGCGCTAGGTGCTTCTTCTTTTTACTATCACCACAGTAAGGGCATCTGAAGTTATACAGGTGCTCTTTCTTCTTGGCAAACCTTTGTAGTTGAGGACTAACTAAACTTACGTATTTGCTGTCTAGGTAGCTCATTATTAGAATCTGTCACTCCACCCATAATACCAGAAATTGTGGGTGGCGTCAACACTTTCATGAGAGGTGGAACCACTTGTAATACTGCCACAAGGGTCGCAAGGACTGCTCCTGCACCGACAACAAACTTTGCGTTGGCATCCACTTTCTTCTGTACGAGACTAATCCTCTCATGCAGAACCTCATTATCTTTATCATGTCTTACTTTCATTTCTTCAAGCATACCGATGATGAGTTTATCGGCACGTTCAGATTCATCCAAACGATTTTCATGGCGCTCCAAGATAACAGCAATCTTATTACTGTTATCAGAGATTGTTCCTACTGCTCTTTCAAGCTTGTCAAGCATCTCTTTCGAGAGATCTTCATAAATGTTCAGTTTACTTTCTAATACTGCTAATCTACCAAGACCGAGAGCCATACCTATACGTTCCTTACAGCGAAATCTAATGCCGACTGGTACGTAGCAGCATCTTTGTTGAGCATATAACGAAACTGTGTCTGGTGCTCATTAGGAAGTTGTGCATAGCATGCAGCAATCCTCTTTGCAGAAAAATTATCAAGGTTCTGTTGCGATCCATCACCAAATGTAATCTTCGCAAAGGAAGACTCACCAGAAGGATTGAGTTCGGAGGTTGCAACTTGGAGTGCAACGTCCAGGGCATCTTGTTGTGCAGTGGATTCAGTCATAATTTCTTTAGTCACTTCAGTTTCTTCTTTCTTAAGTTTTTTTGTTTGGTCAGATGCCTTCTTTTTAAAGTCAGACATACGAGCCTTCATTAGCACGTCCATTTCTTTCGTCTTGGACTGCATTTTCTTCTTCGCTTCGTCCCGTTTCTTCTGCAGATCTTTAGAACGGCCAAGTTTTTTCATCTGACCGATTTGTTTCTGCGCTCTTTCTGTTTCAGAAGGAGCTGCTTCTACAATTTGAGTATCTAATTCTTCTTTCATTTTCTTACGGGACTGTATACGAGAGAGCATTGTTTTTGCACCCTTGGTGCGACCATCTACCTTGTCTTGATTGGCTTTCTTATATCTACGATGAGACTTTGGGTTAACAAATACGAAAGCAGGTGGCATTGACAAAGCAGCGCCATCACCAGCCATCATTTCATTCACAGTAGATTTAGATTCTTCAGACATTCTTGATCAACGTCGAGGTTTAGACTTTCTGGTAAGCGGTTAAGGGTCAACATAAAAGCTTTTAATCTTGACCAGTGTTTCGCCTCTATTTTATAAAACAATAGAGGCGTTGCAGCATCATCAAATACATTATACATGACGATGATATGATTTAAAATGAGATGAACTTTCAACTCACCGTGCATTTCATAACGACGAAATAAACGTTTGACGCACTTAATCTTATTTAGATCTTTTTTAAAGTCATCATACGTGGCGGAGTTCGGGTTATTATAATTACGTATAGCAAACATCAACCAGTTGTCCTGGTTCAACTCATCGAACTTCATTTATTATTCGGCGGTAGTAACTATCGCGGTAGCGGAGATAACTTCAGTACCACCATTAGTGGAGTTGATCTTGACACGGTAGGAACCAGCGTCAGTTGTTGCATACTCTGCAACCGCAAAGGTTGTTGCAGTCTCTCCAGAAATGTTCGCCCAACGATTTGCATCAGACAACTTCTGCCACTGATAGGTGAGAACAGAAGCATCTCCAGGAGGAGTTGCGATAGCGGCAAGAGTAAGTGTCAAAGCAGCAGCTTCAGCAACTGCAGTATTTGCAGGTTGTGTAGCGATGGTGATTGCTACGCTTACGTCTGCTGCCTGTGCATCATCTGCCTGTGTCTCGTTAGAGTTAGCTTCAGGACCAGCGATAGTTACTAGCATCTCTGCCTTATGGCGAGTGTGACCATCACAATCAGTGAAGGTGTAGTAAGACCACCAACCAGGAGCATTCAAACCACGAGCCTTATTCTCGGCAAGTGCTGCTTCGGTGTCGTCAATAAAAATTGTTTGTTTTGCTTGCGATGATGCAGCAATGCCAATGCCTGCTTTGGCTTTGTTAGCATTGCTGTCATCCTTTCCGTATAGGGACATGAGTTTTCAGCGCGTTTATATTTACCTAATATGTATTTATAAAAAAAAGGGAGCGGCACTATACCACTCCCTATATTATCACTCTTCTCTATTCTTAATCGCTTTGGTGACAACTTCAAGTAGTTGATCATCCATGTCAGTCTTGGTCAGCTTAACCGCTTTAGCAAGAATAACAAGACAGATCTCAACCATCTTCTCACCGAGTTCTTCATTCTCTGGGATTTTGTTAATGGCATCGGTAATAATTTTTGACGCCAAGGGAAGTAAAAATGCTAGCATGATTTTAGGGGCATAGTATACGCCCTTATTTAGTCTGCCTTTTTCTGACTCTTCATTGCCTTGAGAATATACTTTTTATTCTTTTTATTATTCTCTTTATCCTCGGCAGCACCGTCTTTGATGTCAGGCATCACTTCAACGTGTGCCGTTTTTACTTTTTTTCTTCGCCAATCTCCTTACGAAGTTCTGCCTGCTCTTTCATCTTCTTACTGGTGTTGATAATCTTGGAGACCTTCTTGCGGCGAGCAAGCAGATACTTATCAGACTTATCATGATCACCATCGTTGTCGATGTCCTTATCTTCCTTACCTACGGGATCAAGTTTCTTCTCTTTGATCTCTTCGCCAGTAGGCTCAAACCCTGCCTTAACGCAGTTGTTAACTTCCTTACCACCTTTCTTCTTGGTGCCTTGCTTCTTATATCCTTTCCAGCAAGAGGTGTTACCGTTGTCATCTTTGCCATCCATCTTGACTTCAAAGATGTATGTCTCACCACCTAGTTCAAAAGAGAGTGACTCTTTCTTGGCAGTCTTTGCAGATTTAGTAAAGGCATCAGCAGCAGGATAGTCCTTACTACCTTTCTTTGCAGGTGCTTCACCACGCTTCTTTTTAGCATGGATGTTGGCATAGAGACCATTCTTCTCTTCTAGGTCTTCAGTCTCTTCACGAGCAACAACCTTTGTAGTATCTCTGATCTCTGCTCCAACAGAATACTTCATGCCTTGACCTGTACGCAGGTTAGCAGCAGGATCAGGAGGAGCAGCGTTTGTTTTAGGATCTTTAGTCGAGAAGTCATCCTCTTTCTTTTCCTTACCAGAAAGGTCAGGGATAGAAGTGGATGCATCAGTACCACCAGCAGGACCAGGAGCTCCTAGATCTTTCTTCTCTGGTGCGGGGATGGTAGCAGACTCTTCACTGATAGTAGACTGTTGGAATCCATCTCCACCCATCCACTTGGAATACGAATTGATAAGTGCCTGGGAATAGGCATCATTATGCTGCACACTATTGACTGGTTTCTGTCTTTCCATTATTGAAAATACTACTTTTCCTGTCTTTATTTATGGTATCAATTACTTGTACGGCGCGGATATCTTTCACCCATGCTCTAAACATCTCACCAGACTCGGTGATTGCAATGACATAGTTGACTCCAGACCTATGTATACTACCTTTCTGTCCAGTCAATGCATTCATAACAATATCACCTTCAGCAAATGTATCAGTTTGTCTATGCTGTTGACGAACTGCTTGCTCTCTCAATTTTTTGAAGTCTTTCATTTAAAATTAGCGGGGAGTGCTCCTTTAATTTCCATCATCATTGCCATACAATCTTTATCATTCAGTGCTCTGGGTATACCAGACCTAAATGTTTTGAAGTCGGCAGCAAAAGCAGCACGTCTCATCTTTGTTCCAGAAATAGCAAAGGTATCTCCATCAGCATCTCTGCTGCCTGAAGATTTAATTTCTAGTTTTCTAAAAGAAAACTCCGTGCCGTTATATTTATGGAGGAATGACATGGCTGATACCCTATCAGATCCTACAAGAAACACTGCTTCATTATACCCATCCATCATAAGCTCCTGTAAGATCTCCACGGGTTGTTTAGGACCCGAAAAGATTTTACCCTTATGCTCTGGGAACATCTTCTCCATGTAGAATAGTTTACGATGAGGTGGGAGGGGATTCTTTCCTTTAGTGTCGTGGGATTGAGAAATATAAATGCGATAATCATGTCGTCCCGATGCACGTTTCACTCCATCAAAGTTTTCTTTATGTCCCGTAGTAGGTGGTTGGAATCTGCCAAACGTAAAGTAGCAGGTCTTACAATTTAACGCCATTGTTTTTGTAGAGTGAAGTTATTGAATGCAAACTCAAATCTATTAACAAATTTAATCATACTACCATCTTTATGAAGAACATATCCTTCAGGTGTCGTCACCTTATATCCATTCTCTGTCTGGACATAGGTTCGGAACTCTTCTAGGTGGTCCAGTTTATCTATAACCAATTGTTTTAAATCTTGAATCTCTTTATAAAGAGAAATCATAGTCTTAAAGTTATAGACATTATCTAGGAGATAGTTTTCACTCTCATATACTAGCGCACATTTCTTGGTTCTATTAGCAACTGTCTTGATCTTCCCCAACTCCTTCTGCATCTTCTCATCGTAGAAGTTCACCAGGGCATGGACCGTCTCGTCCACGTTCGTAATCTGCGTCCCAGCTCTAACTTCTGAATTGAAGAACTGTTTGATGTAGGTAGAGATGTGGAATTTTTTATCCCCAGTGCTACCCATATTGGAAACAAGATTGTCAAGAAACTTACCAGCAATAGAACACATGCGTTCGATTTTTTGTACATGTCTATCAAAGCGTTGTAATTCTGTTTGACTAAAACCAACTTGATCCATTGGTGTGTCATTTTTAATGACCAATGCATCAGAAGAACCAGTGACATCAGCACCTGCAAGAGCTTGCATGTCTGCAAGGTCATCACCAGTGTAATGAGTGTGGAATACTACACCAATCTTTGCTCTACCTGCTGCTTTGCCGATAGGGTGATCTACTGGAATGCCATAGGTAATAGTGTTAGGTCTGAATGTGTACAGTCTCTCACCATTAACTGTCTCTGTTTTCAATGTGCTGTTAGTAAACATGAGGTCGCCTTGCACGACTCCATCGATACCTAGTTTACTAAAGTATTCTAGAGAGAACTTAAGTTTCTCTGCCAAATCACCTGAATAGTATGTGTCTACATCACCAGGTAAGAAGCATAGTTTTGGTTCTGTTTTGTTGAACACAGATTTAGTGCCAACAAAAAATCTTTTCGTGTATGGATGCACACCACAGATGACTGATGGAGCACCATCCCACTTGGTTTGCATGAAACCTTGAGACTCCTGGTGACCCAACATCTTACGAAGTTCCTTCAGGAAAGCAACTGCTGCAGTACATCCTTCTGTACCATAGTTTAGCATTTCATCTTCTATGTGTTCTAGATGTTTTAATTGCTTAATATTTGCCATTACTTCTTATAGTAATCCCCGTTAGTGTGTGTTGGGAATGTCTCTCCTCCACTCTTTGATCTGATATTAAATTTGAACTCATAGTTCTTTGTTTCAAATAGGATATCAACTCGCTTTCCTTTGCCGTTGACACCACCATAGTGAATCTCAATCTCATTACCAGTCAAAGCAGAAGAATTTGCCATGTATCTCTTATCAACTTCATAGCAATGTACATCTGTACCAGTGTAATGGACCATCCAATATCCATAACCTACACCAGATGCAATGAGTCTTTTCAATGCTCTCACACCAGCAGTATTTAAAGTTACTTTTCTACGATGGTTATTTACTGTTGTTCTAGTAGCATCTTTACCAACATAATCTTGGAACACTGTCTTAAAATCTTCAGGATTGATACCAAACATATTTAAATATGTCATACCAGCTGGTGGTATCACTCCCGTTTTAAAAGCACTAGTTGGAAACAATGACAAATTTTCCTTGCCACCACCTCTAACACCACAGTTAAAGAAAGACAGCGTGTCTCCCATCTTAACTGACAAATAAATTTCTTTAGTTACTTTACCGTTTGCTGGTCCGAATAACAATGTAATATCAGTCAGGGTTTTACCCATATCCAGTGAACTAGAACCACCCGCAGAGATGTATATGTCATTAGTATTTCTCATCCGCAATGGTCTAGAACTATTGTCACCACCAGCGTGTTTAGCACCCTTGTATGTAAGTCTTGTTGCTTTAGTTATCTTCTCAATGATTTGTTTTGCATGCTCTGGGTAAGGACCACCCTCTTCAAAGTAGTGCTCGCAACTAGTGAAGAGATCTTTTTCATAGTCATTACCTTTATTTGTTTTACCACCCTTCTTACCTTGACCACCAAATTCTGCTGTCTTTACTAAATCTTGGAAGTCAAAGGTAGCAACGTGTGGTGTATGGCTAACAGCACCAGTCACTTCAATGTTTCCCTTGCCACGAAAACCACCATTGTTTGCTAGCGACAAAATGTCCTGCCGCAGATACCTTTGTATAGCAGTATCCTGTAAATGTGCAGCATCATACGAAGACGCACTTCCATCTTTGAAAGTGACTGTAACGTCATAAACTTCAACATCACCCATGCTATCATCAAGCAAAAACCGACCACCAGAAGCAACCTTCTTGATCATCTTGGTGATACGCATGTCATATTCTTTGCCATTACGGCAGAGATCTGCTAACTTCATACGAAAAAACCTCCCCTAATATTTAGAGGAGGTATAAAGTTAGTTAGATTCTTTACCAACATACTCGTGAGTCAAGGTGTAATGATGCCTATGTCGTTTGGTCAAGAGATAGTATCCTACAATCTTTTTACCATCATCACGCCAACCATACCCAATCAAGCTATCGTTAATATTTCCACAATCAGGTGTCTTATTAGTATGGAGGTAGTGATTAAATTTTTCATGCAGGTTGATCATTGGCAGTTTGTTGCTGACATATCTATATTATCACGAAATCCTCACAAATGGAGGGTTCTTTATAATATTTTAACGATCACCTGCTGCACGAACTTCTGAATTATGAACGTTAAACTCACCACCAGGGTAACGCTTCTTGAGTTTGTTGACGTTAGTTTCAATCACCTCATCGAAGGAAATATCAAGTGCCATTGTAGCTTGAGCAACATACCACATAACGTCACCCAACTCAATAATGAGATGCTCACGATTATCTTCGTTCCACGGTTTTCCTTGGAAGACCATTTTCTTAATGATCTCCAGGAACTCACCCCCTTCAGCATTAATTCCAACCCCAGCAGTAAGAAGTCTCTCAATATTGGCACCTTGTCTATCAAGAGCACCAATACGATCAGCAAAGTCAACGAAATTTGTAGAGCACTCTGAAGTAACTGCTGCCACAAATTCTTCATAGCGTTCAAATTGAATGGTCATGTTTAAATTACGAATTGGGAAAATTTGTCTAGTCTAGATTGCCTGTCAGAGATATCATCTAGGCGGTCCATGGTCTCTTCTTCGGGAGCATCAGAAGATAAGATATCACCTTCAGAGTCATCGACATTATACAGCTTCATTTTTGATCTGTCAATGCCTACAGTGAAGCGTCTGTAATAGGCAGCATCGTTATATCTGTTCTTGAGTTGCTTGATCATGATACGACCTGACTGCTCTAACTCTTCAGTAGATATGAGAGCAAGCATAAGATCGGCAGTAGCGGGAAGACCAAAAGATTCACTAGTATCTGTAAGGTCAACATCACTATTACCAAAACCACTCCTAGTAGTTTGAGTAGCAGTGACAACAGGTAGGTCATGTTCGACCGCCAGACCTCGTAACTCTTCCGCAATCGCTTTGACATAGGTGTAAGAGTTAACAATGTGTCCTTTGTATCGTGATGAAGCACAGATGTTTAGATAATCAACAAAGATTATGTTAGGTCTGAAGTCTTTCTTAAGTGAGAGATCACTCAACAATGACTTGAAGTGTCCAGAGTGTGCTGCAGCAGTAGGATACTCTTTGATAATCAATTTACCTTGAGACTTCCTACCAATCTCATTGACTCTACTTTTGAATATAGCTTCAGGCATCTCACCAATCTCTTGGATATTAACATTCAAAAGATTAGCATCGATACGTTCAGCAATCTTTTCTTCTGCCATCTCTAGTGTGATGTAGAGAACATTATATCCAATAGAAAGACATGCTGCTGCCATATGACACATGAATAGTGACTTACCCACACCTGTACCAGCAAGAGCAACGTTAAGTGTCTTGTTAGGAATACCACCCTTGGTGATTAGATTCAACTTGTCGATATCAAAGGGAATCTTATGCTCTTCAAGGTGATAATAGTCATATCTTTCGTCTACATTTTGAATGTAGTCGTGTCCGATGTGTTCATCAAACGATACTGCGAGAGCCTGCTGTAGGATACTTGGGATCGCATCCTTTGATACTTCCTGTTCACCCGATCCCTCTGCGATTTTGATAGATTCGAGGAGGGCGTTGTATACTGCCCTCTCCTGACACCATTTCTCCGTCGCATCGACCAACCACTTCGTCTCGATAAACTCTGTACCAAGCGAATTAATATACGATACAGTTTGCGTGTAAGTTTCTTCAGTAAGATCATTCCTTTGAGTTAGATTAATGATTAAGACTTCTTTAGTCGGATACTTGTCATACTTGTTAGAGAAATCTTGAATCTCCTCAAAGAGAACTCGCTCTGATGGTTCCTGAAAGTATTCACCTTTAATAAAGGGGACTACCTTACGAAAATACTCTTCATTACAAAGCAGGTTTCTTAATACAGAATGTTCAAGCTTCTCCGTCATCGTCTGCTCCATACAAGAACGTCTTCTGCGCCTGTTTATCTAGTTTGGCAAGAACTTCGGGTGTGAAATACTGCTCGGGATCTTTCAAGATTGCCTTTGCATAGACTTTCTTACCATCCATTTCGTATCGACCAGCAACATTCTTCCACAAACCCCCTGCCTCACCAAGTTCAAGCAATCCATAATATTTTTCTAGTCCACGCTCATCAAAGAACAATCTTGTTTCAATCTTGGAACCTTCTCTTGTCAGACGAGACTTTTTAGCCTCGCATTTGATAATGTTTCCGACGAGAGTCGTTCCATCTTTCTCCTTTTTCTTTCCGAGATAAACGATTGTAGAGGCGGAATATTTGAGACCACTACCTCCTCCCATTTCTTTTGTAGGGACATAAGAACCGATGACATCATAGGTGTGATTAGTAACTAACATAGGTATGTTAGCTTTGCCAAGTTTTAATGTAAGAATTCTGAAACAAGACTTAATCAATTGAGATTTTGTCATGTCACGAACTTGTTTGTCGTCCGCAGCATCTTGCACTTCTTTGTTGGTGGCTAGCATACCCAGAGAGTCTAACACAAACATGAGAGGTTTGCGTTCATCTTTAGGTGTTTCCATATATTTGTCAATGATCCTGACTGCCTGGGTCCTGAACTCCTCCACTGTATT